CTAAGGCGTTTTATTTTCCGTTGCCAATTCCGTTGCCAATTTGCGGATTTTTATCGCCTCTGCGTCGAAGTAATCCACAATCTGGTGGCCCCGTTTGGCAATATCTTTTTCGGCCAAATGGGTGTAAATATTGTGCATCGTGGCCAGATCATTCCAGCCGCCAATTTCGGCTGCAATCATTTCCGGGATTTGCAGGTGGTAAGCCAAACTTGCGAAACTGTGCCGTAGGCCGTGCATTCCAACCTCAGGGAGACCGGCGGCGGCGCAGACTTTTTTCAGGTGCCTGGTAATTGTGATTGCTGGCATTGTGACAACAAATTCGCCGGTGTGTGGAGCTTTTGACAGGGCATCGTACAACGGCGGGATAATCGGCTCAGTGCGGCGGGACTTGTCCGTCTTGTTCTGCGGCTTGTATTCCAGGCCGTGCTCCCCTTCCACCTTCGCGCCCTGGATGTGTATGATCTTGTTTTTCAAATCCACATTGGACCATTTCAGGGCCAGCATTTCGGAGCGGCGGAGACTGGACAGGCACAGCAGGGCCGGAATCTCGATGTCTGTCCCCTTGATGGCATCCACAAAAATGTCGATTTGGTCCGGCTCCAAATATATTCTTGGCTTTGCATCCTTTGGGTACAGCATTACGGTGGGCCGCCTGCCTGTTTCTTCTTCGATGGCTGATGAAATCAACCCCCAAGCGTTTTTGATGTACTTCGGCGAACGTCCAGCCGCTTTTTCCTGCTGAATCGCCGCCTGCCACTGGGCATCGGTGGCGGTGTAGACGTTGGTGCACATCATCTGGCGGAAGGTGTTTTTCCTATATCGTTCATAGCCGCAAATTGTGGCCGGGGAACGGAAGCCACGGCGAGCGTTGATGTAGTCCGTCAGCGTCTCTTCCAGCGTCTTCGACCGCTGGGGACCTTTTTCCTTTGCCTGGACAACTCCCTTTTTTATGGCTAGGTATTCGGCCACGCATTCATCATACGTGGGTTTGGTGATGGCAATTCTTTTCCCGTCCACCATTACCCGGGTGTGCCAGGAGCCGGACGGCAGCTGTTTGATTTCCGGGATACGGATTTGCGGTGCTTTTTTCTTTCTGCCCATAAATAATCACCCGATTTTTCGATAGAATCGTCTGACGGCGAGACACAATAGCGTGATTAGTAGTACCACCACAGCGGCAGCGCCTATCCAGATCAGCGGGGATACCGCTCCGGAACGTATCAGGCCTATGCCAGGCTGGCGGGCATCCAGAACGACAAAGATACACCACACGACGGTAAGCAGGATGCACAGGCCACACAGGCCGTACACTAGTGGCTTGTAGAAGTTGCGCAGCTCTTTTATTTCTGCATCTTTCCGGCGAATGTCCTCTTCCTGGTGCTGAATTTGTTCGTCACGGGCGGAGATCCCGTTTTCCAAAATCCGGCTTCTGTCCAGCAAACGACCGACGGCAGCTTCTTTTTCGGCCAGCAATTCCGTTTTGTGTTCTAGCTCCTGCCGCAGGCCGTCCAGCTCTGCGGCGCTGCTACCCGCTGGGAGCATGCCCATGAGCGCATCCAACGACACACCCAGGGCCGCGCAGAGCGGGGCGATATGATAAATGCCGGGGTTGCTGACAGCCCCGGCAATGATTCTGCTTGTTGTGGCGATTGGAACGCCTGATACGTCGGAAAGCTGTTGGTTCGTCATCCCCCGCCGGAGTTTCTCGTCCTTGAGCTTTTCCGGGAGGGCATCAAAAATAGGCTGCATTTGTGCGACAATTGTCGAATTTTGATGGTATTCCATAACTTTTGCCCTCCCATATCAAATATGATTTTTGATTTTACAGGGTTGATTAGCAACAAATCAGCCCTGTTATTTACACTTTGCCATAAAAAATGCTATTGTAAGTCTGCAACCGGCAAGGGACGCAAAGAACCGGCGGCAGGCCCGGCCCCTGAATGGCACCGGGGGCCGGGTGCAATTAGTAAGGCCATTCCTGCGTTACCTCTCCGCCGCTGGTGGAGAAAATCACAGTATCGGGGTTGATGCCATCCAAGAATTTATAAACCACAGTAAAACCAGTCTTGCAATCATCGGCCATTTGCTGCAATTTCTCACCTTTTGTTTTTTCGCTTGCGGCAATCATTTCGTTGCCTTTAGCGCCGTACATTGCAAATCCAGCTTTTGTATAATCCTCTTGCTGCGTTGTAACAACGACTGTGTTTCCGTCCTGCTGAATGCTGGTGTTTTCGTACAAATATTTCGTACCGTATTCTGCAACTTGCCGAAAGAACTCTGCACGGCGCTCCTGCTTCGCTTTCCCCGCCAGCACCACCGAAACCAGAGCAACGCATAAAACGGCAATAACAGCGATTAGCGCCGTGCAAATCTTGTTGCATTTCTTTAAATCTTTAATTTGTGTGTCAAGTTCCATTTTTACTTTCTCCTTCTCCAATAAGGCCGCTTTAATGCACTTATTGTGTGATATTACATATTCAAACATTCGTTTTAATGCTTTTCGCCAGCTGCTTTTCTTTGCGCTGCTGGGCACGGAGAATATATTTATCGGCTTTATCGGATGCGTAATCATCCAAAAATTTTACCATAGTGCAAAATTCGATAACTTCATCGAACCGTTTTTGCTTAAAATACAAATCCGGCAAAACGAACCACCATTTAGAGCCGTAAAACAGCAGTCCCCCGCCCAACCAAACGTTTTCCCAAAAATCAACGTATTCTTCCAGATTTTTGGATTCTTTGTATTTTTCTTCCGCTTCCTGCACCCGCTCCAACTGCGCATCCTGTATTTTAATATCGTTTTCCGTTTCTTTTTTCGATCTCTGCAACCATTTCTTCACATCCGGCAGACCGCCCATAAAAATATTGGCAGCAGCGTCCCGCCTATCGGTTACTAGCAGCATAAACATTTTCTGCACTTCCTGGGCAGAGTAAAAGTGGAACGGCGTTGCCTGGGCCTTTATCCGATCGGATAAAATTTTATTCAATTTCATCCGTGATACCGGCAGGCATGGATAAAGCCTTTTTGCAATACCAATAAGGCTGGATGAATAATACGGCGTATCCATGCCGTTAAGCTCCCAAAGAAACACCTCCGCAAGCATTGCGAAAGAATCCACATAGTTCTGCTCATAAAGCAGCTGCAACGCCATGGCGTAGCGGACAATTGTATATGCGGCATAACCACCGCTTGCAACGTAATCCGCGGAAAGCTTGTTTAATTCTGCCCAATGCTTATCCCTGGTTTCTCGATCCATCAGAATCACCCCCTATATTATATCACACGGCGCACTGCCGAAACATACGAAAGGAAGAAAAGATATGGAAAAGATTGCTAACGGAAACGAAATGTGCTACAATGGCGATGAAAGCGGCATGAAAGGGTATGCCATTGCGCCAATCGATGCGCTTTTCCCAAAATTCCCGGATGATGATGATCTAAGCAAAACGCACCTCTGTTGCTGTGCAGCAACTGCCGCAGCAGCAAAAGCCAAAATCGATCAGATAATTTCTGAGCTCAGCGATCATGAAAAAGGGCAGTTGCTTTTGATGATCCTGGAAGCCGGAATTCCGTCAAAAGCGGCTCAGAACGAGGAGGAATAATACAATGTTCGTATCGCAATACAAATTTGATGAATTTGCAAACCAGGTATTAGCCCAGCTGGCCCACCTGGAAATTGATATGCCCCGGGACAGCTGCCCGGACAACGTGTGTAAGTGCTGCGAGTACGGAACCGTCGTGGCACTGAAAACCGGGGTAGCGAAAACCGTGTGCGGGAAGCACATGAAAGAACGCTGCCCGGATTTCAAGCCCCGGCCTTTTGGAGAAGCGCGATTATACGATCCCAAAAAGGAGAAATAATCTTCGGAACAAGCCAGCCCAGCAGGAAAGAGAACAAAGCTAAGAAAAAATCGTGTCTTCGTTCCGCTTTTTTATCCGCATACTGCTGCAACCAAATTCTTCCGTCCGAGGTTATGCGCAATCGCAAATCAAAAAGCCCCGGCTTTCCGTCAATTGTTTTATCATGCACAGCGGTCTCGTTATCTGCCAGGCCTTTATCAATCAGGATGTACGCCGTTTCCCATCCGTCCTTGACGACCTGAATAGGGCCGGATTCCATGGCCGCAAGCATCTTCCTGGCATCCTTCGGCAAGGAAATGTCACTCACCTTTTCGGCTCCTGTCCCGCACCATCCGGGCCATGTCCAAGATCAGGCCTCTTTCGTCATCGCTGGCGGCATCCCAAATCCGCCGAAGTTCATCATCCACCCCCGCCCCGTCCATCTGGGCGGGGCTCTTTTTTTGCCCTCTTTCGTCGGTCTCGCCCATCAGGTAGGGCACGGAAACACCAAAATAGTCGGCAAGCACTTTTTGGCTTGCAGCATTGGGGGTTCGCCCCTGTCGCCATAACCCGAACTGATTTTTGTTTAGCCCGCAATCAGCGAGTACCTGCTTTTCCTTGATGCCCTTTTCTTCCGTCAAGGCTGTAATACGCTCAATAAATGTCATTTGGCTTACCTCCAACGTTTTTCCAACAAGTTGGAAAAAATAATCCAAATAGCACTTGACAAATCCTACTTGTTGGATTATAATGTAACTGTAGTTAAGAGCTACCTACAATATAACACACAAACCTAAAAATTTCAAGGATTTGGATAACAATTTTGGAGGTAATAACATGAGCAACCAAGACATCTTCGATTTTCTGGCTGACACAGAAAAAACGCTCTTTTACGCATGGTGCAATGACAAAGACAACGGTGCCTTGCAGAAAGCCCATGAATCCGTAAAGGAAGCACTTAAAGCTTTCGCAATGGCTACCGGATGCCGCAACCGCTAATGTACAACCGGGCGGGGCAACCCGCCCGATGCAGAAAGGAAATTGATATGTACTACTGGAAGTTTACCCCGGATTCCGCGGATATAGCCGCCTGCAAAGCTTATCTTCCCCTTCTGGGCAATGATGCAGAATACAAAACGAAATCACAAGCCATTTGGCACGGAAAACGATGGATGAAAGAATCCGGCAGAACAGGAACCATTGAGGCGGTCAGAGTCTGTAGAAGGAACCCCACATCCTACATTTTGGATATTTAAGCCGAAACGGCCTTCGGGGCCGTCGCCAGGAACCGCCCCACCTGGCCTGATGATGGCAGGGCAGCAGCGACAAGATGAGCGCCACCGATTTTATGGCCTGGGTCTTGGGGAAAAACTCCCCATGTAAAAGGGTAAGACCACCCTGGGAAATGCTTGTTGTGGCTTTGGTTGCTCCCCCCTGCCAGGGGCAAGACGAACAAGGAGGTGCGCAAGATGCCGAGAATCAGACAGTTGGCCGGGAAATACGCCGCTGAGGATGCAGAGAAAGCCAAGGCCGCGTTTCAAGTGGCGATTGGGATGCAGGCGAATAAAACCTGGTATCCATCCAATCGGGAATTGGAAAACGATATGGAGGTATCCCGCACAACCGTTGGAACCTACCGGAAAAACCCCGAGGCTATGCCGGTATCCGCCATGAAACGGTTCGTAGAGCTGATGAAGCCGGACATTTCGGTGGTGCTGAAATTTTTGGGGTACTCCGATAAGGAAATCCGAAAGTTCGTCAGGGAGAACGCAAATTGACGGCAGCCGGGAAAGACCGGCAACATGGGGGAACAGGCGTAAACAATGTGTTGCGGCGGTTCGAGGCCGCCATCCCCCACCACGGCGGTTTTGAGACATGGCCGCCGAACCTCCTAATCTTGTTTTTGGCAGCACGGAACAGACGGCCCAGAGCCGGGCGGGTTATCCCGGCAAACAGAAAGGAATGGATTGGAAATGATGCTGAGCGACATTATCAATGATCTAAAGCCGGAAGAGGCCGCAAAAATGCGGCTGCTGTGCCAGCAGTTCAAGCGCTGCCGGGCGGCTTTGGTTGAAGAAAAAAAGGAAAACGAGGCTTTGAAAGCCCAGATTGCAGAACTTCGGCGGCAGTTGGACGAAACCGAGCAGACGAACCAGGCCGGAGACAAGGCCTTTGTGCAGCTGGTAAACCGCAACCATACAACGACCAGACGGGGGGTGTATCGGTTTGGATGACGAAATCATGGCGGCTGTTGAAAAGCAGCGCAAGGCCCGGGAGAAAATGAATATCTTCCTGGTCCTGGCCGTTGCCGCTGTAGTGATCAACACGATCATCAGCCTGTAGTGGGTGCGCGAATGGAACGATTCGTGGAGCCCTGGGAGCTGGAAGACCGGCGGCAGGCGCGGGCCGACAAAGGCGCGATCAAATGCGACTGCTGCGGCGGCGAAATCCGCGTAGGCGAAGAAAAATACACACTGTACGTCGGTAAAATACCGCTGACGGTGTGCAAAGACTGCAAAGGCGATATGGTAAGTTCCGTGGATATCCACGGGCTGCCGGACGATATGGAATATTGGGGGTGAGTAAATGGACAGTATCAATTACAGGCGGCTTGCAGAGCTGCGGGAGCGAATGGGCCTGACCCAGACCGAGCTTGCAGACAGGGTGTATGTCACCTGCCAGATGATTAACCAGGTGGAGCACGGGGTAAAAGTCCCTTCCGTTCCCCTGCTAAAGCGAATTGCAGCGGTCCTGAACGTTCCCGCTGCGGAGCTTATGTAAAAAGCCGCCCCCGGTCGTGACACCGGGAGCGGCAAGGGCAGAAAAGAACTTGGATAACACGGTTATTTTAACCGTTAAGAAAGGATTTGTCAAGATGAACGAACAAATTATGTTCCGGCCAGTCTCCGGAATGGCAATGTACCAGGAAAGCAAAGAACTTTCCGAGATCAAAGGCAAGATGTTTCTTGCCCGCCAATTCCCCCGTGATCCTGATTATGCACTGGATATGGTGCTGCGGGAGTGCAAGCGGAAGGAGCTTGCCGAGGCGGCAACCTACGAATTCCCCCGGGGTGATAGCGTGGTGAAAGGCCCGTCTATTCGGCTGGTGGAGGTTTTGGCTCGGCACTGGGGGAATATTGACTGTGGCGTAACTGAGGTTGACACCACGGACGGTATGACCACAATCAAGGCGTTTGCCTGGGACTTGCAGACCAACGTTGCAGACGAAAAGACTTTTACCGTCAAGCACGAGCGGGCCACAAAAAAAGGCAGCTACAAATTGACCGACGAGAGGGACATTTACGAAGCCGTCGCCAACAAGGGGGCCAGAAGAAAGCGGGCCTGTCTACTGGCTGTAATGCCCGGTTGGTATGTTGACGCCGCTCTTGCCGCCTGCGAGGAAACGCTTTCCGCATCTCTTACGGACGGCGGGAAGAAGTTGGAGGACGTGATCGCAAGCCTGGTTGCTGCGTTCGGAGAATTTGGCATTACCCCAGCGCAAATTTCCGAGAAGCTGGGAAAGGACGTGGGCAGCCTGAGCAAAAACGACGCAGTAAAACTGCGGCATCTCTACAGTGCCATCAAGGACGGCTTCGTGAAGCCCCAGGACGCGTTTGGCCTCTCCCCCGCCCCCGCCCCCGCCCCCGAGCTGCCCAGCAACAGCGAGGAAGAGGCATTGAATACGCTCAATCAGCAGTTGACGATGGGAGGCATTGGCCGTGGAGCTTACCAGAGATAATTATTACACCCCGGAAGCGGACCGGGAATACATGAGCTGTTCCCAGTACCAGAGCTTTTGCGAGTGCGAGGCAAAGGCCATGGCAAAGCTTGAGGGCCGGTGGACAGACCCGGACAAAGAGGCTTTTCTTGTCGGGAACTACTTCCATACCTTCTTCGAGGGGTCGGAGGCACACGCGCAGTTTATCCAGAAGCATTTCGACAAGATTTTTAAGACCAAGGTCATCAAGGGCAAAAAGGGAGAGCCTGACCAAACCGTTGTCACCGGGAAATACGCCCCGTACGAGCAGGCGGACAAAATGATTGAGGTTGCCCAGAATGACCCGCTGATTCGGTCCCTGATCGACCTCCCCGGGGAAAACGAGAAGATCATGACCGGCGAGCTGTGGGGGGTACCTTGGCGGATACGGCTTGACAAGTACGTTCCGGACGGGCGAATGATCATCGACTGGAAAACCGTTGCGAATATCTCTGAACTGAAATGGTCCGAAGCCATGCATGAAAAAGTGACCTTTATCGACGCTTACGGCTACATGATGCGGGCGGCGGTATATACGGAAATCGAGAAGCAGAATGCCCACAGCAGCGAGGATGCACCGTTTATCATCGTCGCCATATCCAAACAAGACTACCCAGACAAGGAAGCCCTGTACCTGAATCACCGGCAGCGGTACGACTACGAGTTGGAGCAGATCAGGAAGCGCCTGGGCATGATCCAGATGATCAAAGCCGGGCGGGTAAAGCCGAAGCGCTGCGGATGCTGCGATTATTGCAGAGCAACAAAGGTTTTGACTGCCATCCGCCCTTATTACACGCTGATGCCTGACTTCCGGGAGGAAAAAGAGGATGACGGATAATCGGGAACGGTGCTGGATCACCCACAAACGGCGGGACTACTGGAACCAGTGCCCGCTATGTGGGAGGCCCATCAAATGGGTGCGCTTATGGACGGGAGAATATAGCCCGTGCGACATTGAGCCGGTCCTATACTCCCGACCCGGTAAGCAAACAAAATATCAGGTTGTCGCCAAACACGACATTTGGAAAAACGTTGTTTTCAAAGCCGCGTCTGGGGAACCGCCCCGGTACGGTTGGAAGCCGCACTTTTATAGCTGCCCGATCCTGCTGGCAGAACGGCGGGAATGGGCAAGAAAAAATCGGATTTAGGAGGAATTAAAAAATGATTGTCTATGCCGTCGTTGCTGACGAACCACCCAAAAGCTGCCTGGAATGTCCATTCAGCCGGAGATACGACAACAAGAACCATGGGTACTGTTCCGCGCTTCCGCCCGATAATCGGACCGTTTGCCTGGAATATTATGCTGACTACAGGCGGCACAATTGCCCGATCATCTTTTGCAAAAAAAATGCGAACGAAACGTAGCAAGTACGGCAATCAGAAAACCGTGGTCAACGGAATCGAGTTTGACAGCCAAAAGGAAGCACGGAGATATCAGGAGCTTAGGCTTCTGGAGCGATCCGGTAAAATCTCCAATTTGCGCCTGCAAGTCAAGTATGTCCTAATTCCCACCCAGCGAGCGCCGAGCTTTGAGGTCTACAAGCGCGGCCCGAACAAGGGCCGCAGAAAGCCCGGGGAAGTCCTGGAAAAGGAATGCGCCTACATAGCGGATTTTGTTTACACAAAGGGCGACGAAACCGTTGTGGAGGACGCAAAGGGCGTGCGAACGAAAGAATACATCATCAAGCGAAAGCTGATGCTGGAACGGTACGGAATCCGGATAAAGGAAGTGTAAGCGTGAGAACACAATTTACATTTTACGAAAGCTTTTACAAGGCCATCAGCCGAATCAAGAAAAAGGCTGATCGTGCCGACGCTTACGATATCATATGCTCCTACGCGCTTTTTCAGGAAGAACCTGATTTGGATTCCGTTTCGGACGCAGTGGCGATTGCTTTTGAGTTGCTTCGGCCTGTTTTGGATAAAGCCAGAGAAAAGGCCGAAAACGGGAAAAATGGTGGAAGCAAACCGAAAGCAAACGCTAAGCAAAGCGAAAGCAAAACGGAAGCAAACGCTAAGGTAGAGCAAGCCGTAAGCAAGAACGAGATAGAGAAAGAGATAGAGGTAGAGGTAGAGAAAGAGGTAGATAATATACATCCTACGGATGTTTGCGCGGAGCTGCCGAGCAGCCCCCCGCCTGCTGCGGTGCTGCCGCTGGTTGACGGCTCTGATTTCCTGATTGCCCAGGAAACGGTGGACGAGCTTTCCGGCCTGTATCCCGCCGTTGACGTAGACCAGCAGCTGCGGAATATGCGGGGTTGGCTTTTGGCAAACCCCAAGAATCGCAAAACCAAAGCCGGAATCATGCGGTTTGTAAACTCCTGGCTTTCCCGGGAGCAGAACCAGGCACGGCCGCAGAACCGGCAGCAGTTCCAAAAGCCCACAAAGGCCCAGGAACTTGAAGATTTTTACGGCATGGCCGCAGATTGGGTCAGCGGCCGGGAGGTAGCGGAATGAACGCACAGGAATTCGCGAATTTTGCCGCAGCGCTGCGGACGTACTACAGCCGGGAAAACATTTTGCCAAACAGGCAGGCCATGGAGCTTTGGTATCGACAATTGCAGGATATTCCCTACGATGCGGCGGAGGCAATCCTGAGCAAGTGGGTTGCAACAAACAAGTGGTCACCGTCCATCGCTGATATCCGGGACGGTATGGCCGAAATCCAGAACGGAGGGGCTGCCGAGGACTGGGGCGAGGGATGGAACAAGGCTATGGCTGCAATCCGCAAATATGGCAGCTACAACGAGGCGGAAGCCCTGGATTCGTTGCCACCCTTGACGCGGGAGACCGTGCGGCGGCTGGGGTACAAAAGCCTGTGTTGGAGCGAGAATCAGATTGCAGATCGGGCAAATTTTCGGCAGGTGTATGAAATCCTGGAAAAGCGGCAAGTAGAGGATCGCAAAATCCCGCTGCCGGTGCGGGAGAAAATCGCCGGTCTTATGTCCGGATTTGCCAAGCCACTGGAAGCGGAAACCCAGGCGCTCCCCCGCCCCCTGGATGATGATGAACGGGCGGCCATCCGCCGCATGATGGAGGGAAACACTGCATGAGCAAATGCAAAATCTGCCACACGTCCCATACCTGGGACGAGCTGGACGAACGGGGCCGCTGCCGCTCCTGCCATGATGCTTACATGGCCACCCGGAACGGCCTCCACTACGGCGATTACATGGCCGCCAAACCCCGGCCCCATGTGCTGCCGGTGGCGGTCACGCCCCTGCGGGAGCTGCCGGTGATGAATCCCGAAAAGGTCTGCCGTATCTGCGGCAAGCCCATTCCGCCGGAAAGCGGGCGGCGCACCCTGTGCAGCCTGGAATGTCAGGCAGAATTCAACCGGCAGTCGGCCAAAGCCGCCCACGACAAGGCCAAGGCCGCCAAGGCAGCCCAAGAAAAGCCCCTGCGCCGCTGCCTGGAAAGCGAGGCGGAGGAAAACGATGAATGATTTAGAACAAACAGCAATCGAACGCCTGAAAGCCGCCTCTGACATGTCGCTCACGGCGTATCAGCAGCCCCTTGTGATCTGCATTTCTGGCGGTAAAGACAGTGGCGTTATCACGGAGCTTGCCATTCGGGCGGGAATCCCCTGCGAGTTCCAGCACAACCACACCACGGCGGATGCCCCGGAGACGGTGCGGTTCGTGCGCTCGGAAATGGCACGGTTGGAGGAAAAGGGCTACAAATGCACCGTGAATATGCCCATGTACAAGGGACAGCGCACCTCCATGTGGAGTTTGATTCCTCAAAAACTGATGCCGCCTACCCGGCTTGTTCGCTACTGCTGCTCTGTTCTGAAAGAAACAGGCGGGGCGGGGCGGTTCATTTGCACCGGAGTCCGCTGGGCTGAATCGGTATCCCGGAAAAACAACCGTGGAATCTACGAAAAACTGGGTGCAACAAAGGATAAAAAAATCATCCTTGCCAACGATAATGATGAAAAACGTATGCTTTTTGAAAACTGCCGTTTGAAAGCAAAACGAGTTGTAAACCCCATTATCGACTGGAAGGACAAGGATGTGTACGGTTTTCTGGAGGACGCAAAAGTCCCCATGAATCCCCTTTACGCAGAAGGACAATGCCGTGTCGGATGCGTTGGTTGCCCCATGGCTGGAACGAAAGGCCGTGAAGTAGAATTTGCTAGATGGCCGAAATACAAGCAGCTGTACCTGAACGCCTTTGACCGGATGCTGGCAGAACGCAAGCTGCGTGGAAAGGAATCAACCTGGGACAGCGCAGAAGATGTATTTCGCTGGTGGATGGAGTACGATATTCTTCCTGGGCAGACCAGCATGGATGATTATTTGGAGATGATGGACGAATGATACACCTCGGCGACATTACCAAAATCAACGGTGCCACTGCTCCCATCGTTGACTGCATTATCGGCGGTAGCCCCTGCCAAGATCTGAGCATTGCCGGGAAAAGAGCCGGCCTTGCCGGGCAGCGGTCCGGGCTGTACATGGAGCAGATCAGAATCATCAAGGAGATGAGAGAGCATGACAGAGCAAATGGACGGACAGGTGAGTTTATTCGCCCCCGATACATGGTCTGGGAAAACGTCCCCGGAGCGTTCAGCTCCAACGGAGGAAAAGACTTTGCCGCAGTCCTCGAAGAAGCGGTCAAAATCGCAGAGCCGGAAGCCCCCCCTGTTTCTGTACCTGAAAAGGGATGGCCCACAAGCGGCTGCCTCATGGGTGACGGATGGAGCGTTGCTTGGCGAGTACTTGACGCGCAGTTTTGGGGAGTGCCCCAAAGACGGCGTAGAATCGCGCTTGTCGCAGATTTTGGAGGACGATCCGCACCCGAAATACTATTTGTCCGCAAAAGCCTGTCGGGGGGTTCTGAACCGGGCAGCGAGGAGAGGAAAGGATTTGCCGGAAGCTCTGAAAGCGGCGCTGCTTATGCAGTCCGAGTCAGGGGGGGCTGTGACGGAGGCGGAAAAGGAGCCTTAGTGCAAAAAGAGCTTTCTGGGACTTTGGGCTGCAACAACGACCAGACGGTATTTTGCTTGCAGGGAAACGGAATCGACCGTGCCGACACCGCAAGATGTAACGGCAAAGGATGGAAAGAGGATGTGTGCTACACCCTGAATACCATCGACCGGCCGGCGGTGTGCGCTGGATTTAGCGCACACCTTGGTGCAAAAGCACACGGCATTGGTTATGCGGTGGAACAATCTCCAACCATTTCCTCGCAACGGCACGATGCAACCATACTGGATATGTCCCACGCCTGTGATGTTGTCCGGGATTGCGGCGGCATAGCCCCATCCTTGCAGGCCAGAATGGGGACAGGCGGGAATCAAGTGCCGCTTACGTATCAAATGCGGTGGTTCGGCGATTACTGCGAGGGCGATGTTGCAAGCAGTTGCAAACAGCGGGATTTCAAGGGAAGACCTTGGTGCGCCGTGGATTGCCGGAACGGCACCGAAAATCCCAATATCAATGGCACATTACAGGCAAAAGAAAGCGGCGGTTCAAGTCTGAATCTCAATAATGTTTGCCGGGTCAATATGGCAGTGCGCCGCCTGACCCCACTGGAATGCGAACGGCTACAAGGATTCCCGGACGGCTGGACGAACATTGGGAGATGGAATAGCAGCAAGGGCAAACGTAGGAATACCACCGATTCCGCCAGATACAAGGCCCTTGGGAATTCCATTGCTCTGCCTCCGTGGAAGTGGGTTCTGAAACGCCTCTGCGCCCAGTACGAACGGGACGCTACCATGGCAAGCCTATTTGATGGAATTGGCGGGTTTCCGCTGATCTGGGAGCAGCTGAACGGGAAAGGAAGCTGCCTGTGGGCGAGCGAGATTGAGGAGTTTCCGATGGCGGTGACGAGGAAACGGTTTGGATGATCATTTTCGTGACCTTACGGAAATGGTTTAACCGCCTCGAAATCGAGGCATTTAAAAGCCCGGGGCAACCCGGGCGGAAAGGATGAATATGAAAACATACACGCAAGCGCAGTTGAATGAAATTCTGCGCAACCATAAGCATTGGCTGATGCGGGATTGCGAAGGGTGGGAGGACATGCGGGCCGACCTGTCCAGGGCCTACCTGTCCAGGGCCAACCTGACCGGGGCCGACCTGACCGGGGCCGACCTGACCAAGGCAGACCTGTCCAGGGCCAACCTGACCGGGGCCTACCTGTCCGGGGCAAAAAACATTCCGTATATTCCGATGGCATGCCCAGATTCCGGTGCTTTCATTGCCTGGAAAAAGGCTGGTGGTAAAATTGGTAAAATCGTGAAGCTGCTGATCCCGGAGGATGCAAGGCGCAGTTCCGCCACGGGCAGAAAGTGCCGCTGCGATAAGGCTGTTGTGATAGCAATCGAAGACCTTGACGGCACAGCCCCCGGAATCGCCAGCGTAGCAAGTAACAGAGACCTGAACTTCATTTACACGGTGGGGAAAACGGTTTCCGTTCCGGATTTCTGCGAAGACAGATTCCAAGAATGCGCCGCCGGAATCCATTTTTTCATCAATCGGCAGGAGGCAGTGGAATATAGCTGCTAAATCAAGCCCGGGGCAACCCGGGCGGAAAGGAGAAATATGGACGAAATCAACTTGAAGCCCTGCCCGTTTTGCGGGGGCAAAGGTGTAGAGATACTTGAAGACGAAAACAAGTACTTATACTATCGGTACATGGCACAGTGCCAGAAATGTGGAGCCAATGCAAAACTAGGCCGCACAAAAGAAGAAGCTCGTAAAGCTTGGAACCGGAGGGCTGAACATGGCTAAAGCGGTACTTATCAGCATTCGCCCGGAGTGGGTGGATAAGATTCTTTCCGGGGAAAAGACACTGGAAGTCAGAAAGACCCGTCCGAAGCTGGAAACGCCTTTCAAGGTTTACATTTATTGCACTGCCGGGAACCTGGGATACAAAGTTAACGGCGGGATGGTATGCAATGTGAGCGGTGGGAAAATAGTTGTCGGGGAGTTTGTGTGCGACACCTATGTCACAGATAAGACGTTCGGACATGACGCAATTTTTAATGCTGCGGCCTGCATGAGCGAACCTGACGTAGTTGCGTACTCGGCAGGAACTACGCTATATGGCTGGCACATTTCCGGGCTGAAAATATACGACATGCCGAGGGAGCTGAGCGAGTTTTCGCGCCCGTTTGAAAACTGCATAGGCAAAGTGTGTGATGAATATGGGTGTGCATATTGCAAAAATGGCGGTCATATCAAACGCCCGCCTCAGAGCTGGCGGTATGTGGAGGAATTGAAATGAGTGATTACATCAGCCGGGAGGCGGCGATTGAGAAGATTCGGGAGGCAGGCTGTACTGACTGTGGCGGAAGTAGTGGCACCATTTGCGGATTTTGCGACTTTGAAAACGCTGTCCGCCTGGTTAATGGTCTCCCCACCGCCGACGTGGAGCCGGTGGCGCGGTTCCAGGAGCGCGAGAAAGCCGTCGTCCAGCTTCGGAAGAAGTGGCAGGCTGCCGAAATGTTCATTTGTACCATGTGCGGTCATTTTGACCACAGTATAGACGGAAATATGATCTACGGGAACAGGGAGTGCGGTGAGATCGTCGGCTACCCCTGCTGTAAGAAGTTCACCCCATGGATTCCCGCGTCTGTTCGGTTGCCGAAGGAACTTGAGCCTGTAAATGTGGTTTGGGTAAATCACAGACCAGAGCCGTATTACCAGGAAATGAAGGATGTTCCGCAAAAAGCGACTGCTGTCTATTACATGGAAAAGTGGTATTGGTGGTCGTGCGTTTGTGAAGATTTGCTTGCTGAGTACGGCACGAACGAAACGGATCAGGTGGATGACGCTATTGAAATCACCCACTGGATGCCACTACCAGAACCGCCGGAGGAAGGAGGAAATGGAAATGGCTGATGCAATGCAGTTTCCAGAAAGCTGGAAGCAATTTTTGCATGATTACGAATTCCGGGATTCCTCTATGGAGTACACCAACGGCTCCATGCTGGTTCCGTCTTTTCGGGTAGAGCAGATGATTGAGCATTATTTCCGGGATGCCGTGCCGGTGGTGCGGTGCAAAGATTGCAAGTATTACAAGCCCGATGAGTTCGAGTGCGGATGTGATTTTGCCGGTGGTTTGCCGTATGTAAAGGCTGACGATTTTTGCAGCTACGGCCAGCGCCGTGGCCAATCTGCGGACGTGCGCAATATGGGACAATTTGCCGGGGGCGGCAAAACAGGAGGCCCAAATGATGCCGATCAACATTAGCTTCCTCGGCTGCTGCAAGGACTGCAAACGCCGCTCCCCCGCCTGCTCTGACCGCTGCGCAGACTATCAGATCGCCAAGGCCTTCCACCGGGCCGAGGTGCAGTGGACGCGGGAGCAGGTGCGCAGGCGGCTGCGGGGCGTGAATGGGAGAAAGTGAGGTGATACTTCTTTCCCATGCCAAGGAAAAAGTTACCGCAAACGGAAAGTGAAAGGAGCGCATTATGGCGGAAATTACATTCGACCAAAATCAAATCATCCAAAATGTAAATGAGCGCATTACGCAGGATTTGGCGGCAGCTATTAAGCAGGTCGCCAAGGACGGAGTATGGGAAGATGCCGAGGAAGACGATGGGGTTGACCCTGAAAAGATTATCCGCAGGACTATGGCAACCTATATGGGTGGCAGCGTTCCCGGGTGGTTCTTGGAGGCGTTACAGGCAACATCCTATGTATTGGCCGCCGACAAGATGGAGGGATACGGATGTATAGCGGCACTGTATGATGCAGCAAGCAAAGCGCAGACGGTAAAGCGGATGGCTGCGTTGACAAAGTTGCTTGCAATATACAAACCGGTTGGTTGGCTGGCTGGAATGCCCAATACAGCAATCGTCTGATGACTATTTGAAAGGAGTTGGGGCTATGTCAAGGCCAAAATACTGGTGGTATCACTACGTAAAAGAATCCATCATGCGAAATATGAGTGGCACAGCCCCGCTGACCTACCAGAACTACCTTGTTAAAATAGCGGTAGACAAAGTTATTGAAGAAACAAAAAGCCAATACAGAGGCGCTGAACGCCTGAGAATGATCGACTTGATTTACAGGAAACGGCAGTACAATGTACCCGGTGCTGCCGTACAGCTGTATATCTCGGAGAGCACAGCGTGCAAGTGGAACAAAGAGTTTGTGTACGCAGTCGCCGATAAAATGGGATATTTCGAAAAATGTGTATCACAGCCTGGGGAAAGCAATACTATTGTAGTCAGAAAATACCCCCCGGAATAACCGGGAGGTATCAGATCATGATTCGCAATAGAATTCATCAAGGGAGCATTCTAGCGCTTTGCAAATTATATAGGCTGTGGAAATCCTGCAATCCCCCCTCGCTTCGATGTCCTCGAGTGTTCTGCGGGGAACACCGCATAGATCGGATAGCGCTTTGATGGACAGCCCGGCTTTTGCTCGAAGCTCTTTCAACTTAACCATCGTTCTCACCTGCCGAGCAAGCAACAGTCAGGATGATTGACAGAGCGCAAAGACCGACAGACAGCCATAAAAGCCAGTCGAAGCAGTCCGTTTCGATTGCGTGGATGACATTTGCAGCAGCCAGAAGATATATGCAAAAGCTGCTGGATAAGTTTTTTAGAATTTTCTTAAACATATTGCAACCTCCATGTCTTTAGGCTATAATATGGGCAAGCCCTCCGGGGAGGTTTCCCTCCCCTTCGGTGGTGGCTTAGCCCTTGATGATCTCGATTGTCATCTTTACGATTGTAGCGATTCCGGCAAGGATTTCAACAACCGTTTTGATTGTTTCGAGTTTCGAGGGCTTTTTCTTTTGCTTGCTCATTGTTTACCTCCTTTCCATGTATTAAGTATACCACGTATTTACGTGTATGTCAAGGAAAACTTTTGAATTTTTAGAAAAAAGTTGGTGAGATTGTGGCAAAATTAACGGCAAAACAGCAAAGATTTGTCGATGAATATTTGATTGATTTGAATGCTACCCAGGCCGCAATCAGAGCCGGGTATTCGGCGCAAACCGCATACAGAACAGGCGCAGACAACCTCAGAAAACCTCAAATCAAATCGTACATGGAATCCCGAATGGCCGAAAAGGAAGCAGCCTTGATTGCTGACCAGGATGAGGTTTTGAAATATCTAACGTCCGTAATGCGTGGGCAGTCTCGGTCGTCCGTTGTTGTTGTGGAGAGCGCCGGGGATTTTATAAGCAAGGCCCGGGAAATGGAGAAATCGCCGGACGAAAAAGAGCGCCTGAAAGCTGCGGAGCTTCTGGGCAAACGGTATGGGCTGTACAGCGGCTGCAATAAACAGAAAGCGAACGGAACACAGAAGAACAATCTTCTGGATGCGATATCCAGCATGGAGGAGATAAACACGGATGATTTACCAGAGGTTGAGTAAGCGGCAAAAGCTGGCTATGCTGTGGTGGAATCAGCCGAAATTCAAGGGCCGGGATGCAATCATCTGTGATGGGTCTATCCGGTCCGGAAAAACCGTCAGCATGGCTGTGGGATTTATCCTGTGGAGTATGTCCAATTTCGACGGCCAGATTTTCGGCATCTGCGGGAGAACGATACAGAGTTTGCGGCGAAATGTCATTTTGCATCTGCATGACTGGGTGCCGGAGGATTTGGAAATTTCGGAACGCCGTGGGGAAAACATGCTGGTGGTCTCCGACGGCTGCGGCCACAAAAACATTTACTACCTGTTCGGCGGCAAAGATGAAAGCTCTTATGCCCTGGTACAGGGCATCACACTGGCCGGGGCGCTGCTGGACGAAGTGGTCCTTATGCCGCAATCCTTTGTGGAACAGGTCATTGCACGGTGTTCTGTGGCTGGGTCAAAGCTCTGGTTTAACTGCAATCCCGGCGGGCCGGAACACTGGTTTAATAAAAACTGGGTGCTGAAAAGCAAGGAAATGAACGCCCTGCATATCCACTTTACCATGCAGGACAATTACAGTCTGGCACCAGAAATCCGGGAACGATATGAACGCATGTACACCGGCGTGTTTTATCAGCGCTATGTCCTGGGCCTCTGGGTGCTGGCTGAGGGGCTTGTGTACAGTTTTGGCGAAGAAAACATAACCGACGAGCGGCCAAAGGGTGCGGAGTATTACATATCCATCGACTACGGCACGCTGAATCCCTTTTCGGCTGGCCTGTGGAGCGTCACCGGGGACAAGGCCGTCAGAATCAAAGAGTACTATTACAGCGGACGGGAAAACAGCAGGAATATGACGGATGCGGAGTACTGCGACAAGGTGACGGAGTTGGCCGATGGGTACGAGATAAAAAGGGTTATCGTTGACCCGTCCGGTGCTTCGTTCATCGAGGCGCTGCGGCAACGGAAATTCAAGGTACTGGGAGCCAAAAACGACGTTCTGGACGGCATAAGGCGAACGTCTGTTTACCTAAAAGATGGGAACATCAAAATCCATCGGTCATGCACGGACAGCATCCGGGAATTCGGATTGTACCGATGGGACGAAAAAAAGAACGATGATAGCGTCATCAAAGAGAACGACCACGCAATGGATGATATCCGTTACTTTTGCAACACAATCATGCGGTACAAGGTCAAGAAAAAGCAGGACATTCCGCCGGAAGTGGCGAGACTTTTATAACATCGGAGGGAACGAATGAAGACATACCAGGATTTGCAGGAAGCTGTCAGCGACGGAAGAATCGGGGAATTTCTGCGGGAAGCTGTGAATATGCACCGGGACAGCAAAGCTTACCGGGACGCTGTGGCGGGCATGGCGTACTACAACAAGCATAATTTGACCATCGAGCGGATGCAGAAGGTTATTTTTACGCTGTCCGGGAACAAGACTCCGGACATTTGGTCCAGTGACTACAGGCTCAAAACGCTTATGTTCCGGCGGCTGATTACCCAGGAGGTTGGATATGTGCTGGGCAATGGCGTTTCCATGGATGGCAAAGAGCGGCTGGGGGCGAACTTTGACAACAAATTACAGACCGCCGCCAAGATGGCGCTGGCCCAGGGAAAAGCATTCGGATTTTGGAATCTGGACCATCTGGAAGTGTTTTCGTTCGCTGACACCGCCGGGAATCCCGGATTCGTGCCGCTATTTGACGAAAGCACCGGGGAAATGATGGCCGGAATCCGGTACTGGTTTCGGGAGACTGGGCGCAAAAGTGTGTTCCGGGCCACGCTCTACGAGCCGGACGGCGTGAGCGAGTGGAGCGCAATCGGAAGCGACTCCCCTTCCCTTCTGGCTGCAAAGCGAGGATACATTCGGCGGGAGCTGCGGGACGATTTTGGCGTTGTGGACCAGTGCGACGAAAACTATACCCGGCTGCCCATTGCAATCTTGTACGGAAATGATACCCACGAATCCGAGCTGGTGGGGCTGCGGGAATCCATTGACTGCTACGATTTTGTAAAGTCTGGATTCGCCAACCAGATTGACGAGGCCGGTGTTTACTGGCTGCTGCACAATTCCGGTGCCATGGACGACCCGGACCTTGCAAAGTTCATCCAGCGGATGCGTTCGGTTCGGGCGGCTACGGTGGACGATGCCGACGGGACCGCGGCAGAAGCTCACACCCTGGACGTTCCCGTAGAAGCGAGAAAGACCATGCTTGACATTCTGCGGCGTGACCTGTACGAGGATGCACAAATGCTGGACGTTGCGGCGCTGGCCGGAGCTGAGAAAACGGCCACGGAGATTTCCGCTGCTTATCAGCCGCAAGACAACAAATGCGCAGACTTCGAATATTTCCTGATTGACTTTATCCAGCAGATTTGCGCCGTGGCCGGAATTCAGAATCCGGAGCCGCAATTTACCTGGAACAAGGTCATCAACCAGGCGGAGGAGACCAGTATGGTGCTGTCCGCCGCCGAATACCTGGACGACGAAACCGTTTTGAAGCACCTGCCGTGGATTCTGCCGGAGGAAGTGCCGGACATCCTGAAAAGGCGGGACGAGGCCGATTTGCAGCGGATGGGCGCTATGGAAAAGCAATTCCAGGCGATGCAGCAGCAGCAGCAGGAGCCGGACAACCAGAATAAGCAGCCGGAGGAATAAGCCATGGCCGATTATGGGCATAAGTGGACGGACAAGCGGCTGGAAATCATGGAAAAGCGGATTGCCAGGATCTACAGCGAAACCGTGGACGACGCAAAGAAGCGGCTGGGAGAAATCCTCAAAACGTTTGAAAAAGAGGACAAAGAGAAAGCCGCTCTTGTCGAAGCTGGGAAAATGAAGCGGCGAAACTATATCGCATGGCGGCAGGAGACTTTGGGAAAGGCAAAGCACCTGAAAGATATGATCGGCGTTTTGTCCGAGGATTTTACCAATGCCGATAAAATCGCTATGCGTATCGTTTCCGGCGAGGCCCTGGATGTTTACGCCCTGAACGCCAATTTCGCGGCCTACGATATCGAGCAAAACATGAAAATGAATCTATCGTGGACGCTGTACGACAAAAGCACCGTGGAACGGCTTATCAAAGATACGCCTGATTTGCTGCCGCTGCCGTCTGTGGATATCCCGGTGGATATGCAGTGGAACAGGCAGCACATCACCGAAGCAATCACAAAAGGCATTTTGCTGGGAGATCCGATCCCCGAGATTGCCCAACGGCTGCAAGGTGTGGCGAACATGGGCTATCATGCCGCCGTTAGATCTGCAAGGACGGCTACCACGGCGGCAGAATGCGCCGGGAGAACCGACACATACAAGCGGGCCGAAAAAATGGGTATCCAATTAAAGCAACAATGGGTTGCCACACTGGACGGCAGGACGCGGCACGAGCACCGGCAGGCAGACGGGCAAATGGTGGACATTGGCAAGCCGTTTATTGTGGATGGCTACGAAATGGACTACCCCGGTGACCCAAAAGCGCCTGGGTATTTGATTTACAATTGCCGGTGCACCATTATTTCCGTTGACAAATTCCACGACCCCAACGCCCCCAGGGCCTCTAAACTGGGTGGCGTGAGCTACGAGGAGTGGAAAAAGGGCAAAGAGATTGAGGAGGGAAACAGATGGGGAACAACGTGAAACTTATCCGCCCACTATACATCGTTGAATACGTTGATAGACGGGAATTATTTGATGATGATGGTTACATGCAGCTTTTGCAGATACACCGCTTGTGCGTAAACGCAAAAAGCAAAAAAGAGGCAATCACCATTTTCCACAGGCGTATTTGGGGATGCGATATTGTCAAATGTAAAAAAGTCTTTGCAAGGAGGAAAATATAAATGGGGTATTGCCCATACACCGTTGATCGGCATCTCGTCCAACAAACAACGTATGAATACGACGAAAACGGAAATGTTATCATGCAGCAGGTAATCGAGCACAACACCGCCGAATTTGTGGAGTGCAAAGAATCCAGATGTGCCGCATGGCGTATATCAGAATGTATTTACGGGAAAGCACAATAAATTGAAAATGTTGACTTTCAAATAGTCATTAGGACGAAATTTTTCAAAATATAGAGGGGGAAAGCCATGCCGAAGAATACGCATCAATCAAGCGGAAACGGAAGTTTTCACGTAGATATCAGTATGAGCGATTTTACAGAGGAAATCACCGATAGAATCAAGGCCGCTATTGGGCGGACGCTAGAAAGAATCGGCCTGAAATGCGAGACATATGCAAAAAAATTGGTTCATGTCATAACCGGGCGGCTTAGAAACAGTATCACACATTACGCGGATGATAACGCCGTTTACGTCGGGTCTAACGTCGAATACGCCGCTTTCGAGGAGGAGGGAACAAGCAAGCGGCCTCCACATCCGTACTTGCGGCCAGCTGCGGAAGACCACATGGACGAGTGGCAGCAAATTCTGGAAGACGAACTTGAAAACGGGTAATTTGCCGGTAACTTGCTGGCAAGTTGCAACAAGGTTGCGACCAACTTAATATTACATGATCTGCTGAAAGCGGGAGTAAACGTTGATGTTTGCTCCCACTTTTGTTTTGCCCTTTTGCGATATCGCGGCTGCATTTTGCTGTGTTTCTGCCGAAAAAATGTGTATCAAGGGCCATATTGTATTCTACGATAATCACACAAAGGTTCGCAAAGTAAAGCGGCCTGTAAATTACAGTCGCCCCCAAAGGAACGGGGCCGAAGAAAAGGAGACTGAAACACTATGGCATTGACGAGAAAACTCTTGAAGGGCATGGGGCTGACCGACGAACAGGTCGACACCATTATTGAAGCCCACGGCGACACGGTGGATGGTCTGAAAGAAGACATCCAGCGTTATAAGGCCGATGCGGAGAAGCTGCCCGGCGTTCAGAAGGAGCTGGACGACCTGAAAAAGGACAACGGGGACGACTTCAAGGCGCGGTATGAGAAGGAGCGGCAGGACTTCCAGGCGTACAAAGACGGAATCGCCAAGAAGGAGGCGGCGGCAGCCAAAGAAAAGGCAGCACGGGCCTACTTTGAAAGCAAGGGCATTCCGGCCAAGAGCATGGGGCTTGTGATTCGCGGCGCAAAGGGCGAAATCGAGAGTTTGGAGCTGGACGGCGAGAAGATCAAGGACGCTTCCGCACTGGATTCCCTGCTGGATGGCGACTACAAAGGCCTGATCGGCAGGGCAAAGAAAACAGGAACCGAGACCGAAACGCCCCCTGATGCTTCCGGCGGTGCCAAGAGCCGGGCCGAAATCTACAAGAAGGACGACAAGGGCCGGTATATCCTCTCTGCCGCCGAGCGGCAGAAAGCGCTTGCTGAAAGTATGGCAAGCGAAAGCGAATAAATTTTTGATTTTGAAAGGAGCCAAATAAATGGCAGCAAAAACCGGATTGACAACGACCGAGCAGTTTACCACGTCTGCCCGTGAAGTGGATTTTGTCACCCGCTTTGCGGACAACTGGGAAGCACTGCGAAAGATTATGGGCATTATGCGGCCCATCCGAAAGGCACCCGGAACCAAGCTTGTGTCTTTTAAGGCCAGCGTGGACGGCACCTTACAGGGCGGCACCAGCGTAGGCGAGGGAGAGGAAATCCCCTTCACCAAAATGAAGGTAGAGCCTGTGGCATATGGCGACATCAAAGTCGCCAAACACGCCAGAAGCGTAAGCATTGAGAGCGTGGCCGAGTACGGCGCAGAGGTAGCTGTGGAAAAGACCGATGACGCTTTCCTGGTGGCTTTGCAGAACAAGGTCCTGGCCGATTTCTACACCTTCCTGAACACCGGCTCCCTGGCCGTGACCGCCAAGACCTTCCAGCAGGCCCTTGCCCTGGCAAAGGGCAACGTGCTGAACAAGTTTGCCGCCATGGACAAGGACGTGACCGAGGTTGTGGGCTTCGCCAACATCCTGGACATGTACGACTACCTGGGTGAGAAGGAAATCACCACGCAGACTATGTTCGGCCTGACGTACCTGGAGAACTTTTTGGGCTACCAGACCCTTTTCCTTCTGCCTGAAAAGTACATTGCCCGAAACAAGGTTATCGCCCTTCCTGTGGAAAATATCAACCTGTACTACATTGATCCCGCCGACAGCGACTTCGCAAAGCTGGGACTGGACTACACCGTCACCGGCGAAACCAACCTGATCGGCGTACACGTGGAGGGCGACTATTCCCGGGCCACCGGCGATATGTATGCAATCATGGGCCTGAAGCTGTGGGCCGAGTACCTGGACGGTATCGCCGTGGCGACCATCACCCCGGGGGAATAACGGCGGCGCTGAAAGCTGAGGAAACCGCACCGGCTGCCGTGGACTTTGACGGGATGACGAAAGCACAGCTTTTGGATTACGCCAAGGAAAACGGCATTGCCGGAATCAGCGCCGCAATGAACAAAGCGGATATTCTGGCCGCCGTGAAGGGCCAGTGAACGGAGGGAACCGCATGAACGGAATAAGCCTGTATGAGCTGCTACGGTATCTGCGGAACTTTTTCCCCGGCCTGAAATGGCAGTGTTTCGGCGAGGAAATCCAGGATGGGCGCATTGCCCTTCCTGGGCTGGAAAGCGGGGACTACTACCTGATCGAGGGCAGCCGTAGAAATGACGGAATCCACGTGTACGGCAACGCAGACTTGCGGAATGAAACCTATACGGGAATCATCACCGAAATCTGCGTCCCTGCCGAGGTGCTGGCCCTGCTGGATGAAATCAACGCATGGATCGAAAAGAACCACGAGGCCGTAGAAAGCCCGTATCAAAGTGAATCTTTCGGCGGGTACTCGTACACCAAGACAAGCGGAAATTCCGGCAGCGGTGAGGGAATGAGCTGGAAAACGGTATTTGCACCGCGTCTGCGGATATGGAGGAAATTATGAGTCTGCTTGACAATTTTCTGCAAGAAAAATGTGTGCTGATGGAAAAAAAGCGAACGCCGGATGGTGCCGGTGGCTGGCTTGTGGAATGGGCAGACGGGGCGGAATTTAACGCCGCTGTCGTGCTGGATACCTCCATGCAATCACGGATTGCAGAGAAAGAGGGCGTGACCAGCGTGTACACCGTCACCACCCGGCGCAGCACTCCCCTGTCCTTCCACGACGTTTTTCGGCGAGAAAAAGGCGGCGGCATTTTCCGCGTCACCAGCAACGGGGCCGACAAGCAGTCACCCGAGTTTGGGACGCTGGACATCTGCCAGGTCACCGCCGAGCGATGGGAGCTGACAAAATGACCCCAGACGCAGCACTAAACCAATTTTTCAACAGTTTTGGCATTCCTGCGTTTCCGGAAACTTCTGTGCCGGACAAGCAGGAAATGCCGTATATCACATACCCGTTCGTAATGGCCGAATTTGACGACTACCCCGTGAATCTGACTGTGTACATCTGGTACAAGACGGAATCCGAGGCAGCCCCCACGGCGAAGGCCCGGGAGATCATGGACGCAATAGGCCGGGGCGGCTGCACTGTGCCTGTAGATGGCGGCTATATCTGGCTTTATATGGGCTCTCCTGCCCTGCGGGCTGTGCTGGACGAGGACAACAGTATTAAACGGCGGGCGCTGAATATCACCGCCGAATATTTCCGATAGGAGGAAAACGCATGAGCAAAATGTTTACCCAGATTGCGTCTGACGCATTCAAAAACATTCCCCGGGGCGCTGGCATGGTGCTGAGCAACTTTGACCCCAGCAAGCCCGCCAAGCCTCAGGACGCGGATATTTTGTACGCCACTACCGGCGGCATCACTGCCAGCTGCGTAGCTACATACACAGATGACGGCGATGACCTTGACAATGTTCCCAACAACACGAAAGAGCTGAAGCAGCTGGCCGGTTGGGAATGCAAGTTCGCGTTTGTGGCCGTAACCATGACGGCAAGAGGCGTACAGCTGGCCGTCGGCCCTGCCACTGTCGAAGGAAACAAGATTACCCCCAAAGACACGCTGGAGCTGTCCGACTTTACCGATAAGATCTGGTGGGTTGGCGACATGGGCGATGGCGGCATGGCGGCAATTTCCCTGGAAAATGTGCTGAGTTCCGGCGGCCTGACCCTGAAAACCACCAAGAACGGCAAGGGCCAGCTGACCATTGAGCTGCAGGGGCATGTTTCCATTACCAACGTGACCAAGTGCCCGATGGAATTCTATGTGGAGGAGGAGATTGCGGCATGACCTTTATTTTTGACCTGCCCAACGAGCAGCTGCTCCCCGCCGCTTTTGACGTGGTGGAGAAAATCGAGGAGTTTGTCAGCGCAACCAACATGAGCGAACTGAAAACCGCCCCCAAGGATGGCGAGACCGCCCGGGAGGCCGGGCGGCGGAATATCAGGGCCATGGCGAAGAGGGCTTGCAAAGAGTTCCCTGTGAAGACCGCAAGGGTCACCGATGCCATGTGGATTTGCGGTGAAAACGAGACCGCCCCCAACGCCATTTCCACGTTCGTGAAGTGTGTGAACCGGGCGGACGTGATGGATTTTTTTATTTCGCTTCTGTCGCTGGCGTAAAGGGCTACAGTTTGGCGGTGTGCGGTATCCCTCCTGCCCTGTGGGACAAGCTCCCTTTCCGTGGCTTCCTGCATCTGCTAAAGGCACAGCATCAACAGCAGATGCAGGATGAGGCATACCGGATTTACACCACCGACACGCTGAAATATATCTGCGAAAGTGTAACCCAGCGCCTTGGCGGTAGGTGCATGGCGCAGAGATATGTAGACTTTACAGACCAGCGGAAACCGGAGCAGCAGGAATCCGGGGACGAAATTATAAACCGGCTGGGCGAAAAGCTGGATGCCATGGGAGGTGGGGACGTATAGCGAGCTTATTAGATCTTGCAATTGCGCTTATCGTGCAGGATAACGCAAGCGGCCCAATCAAAAAGGTTGGAACAACTGCTGCCCAAACCTCTGACGATATTGCAAAAAGCATGGACAAGGCCGGTGGGGCCTACGAAAAATTCAACGAGAAATCAAAACGGGTAAGCAACGATTTTCAAGCCCAGCAGAAAAAGCTTCAGCTGTTAAAGGACAAGTATGTCGAGCTTTACAGCACCATGGGCAGCGGTGCCGCTGAGACCCAGAAGGTTGGAGCGGAAATTGAGGAGCTTTCCGGGAAGGTCGCCAAGAACAGAAAGGCACTGGAAGAGGCAGAGGCGGCCGCGGATTCTTTTGACAAGTCCATAGAACAAGTCCCCAATTCCATGGACAAGGCCGGGAAATCGGCGGACGGGTTCGGCAGCTCCCTGGAAGGGCTGATACCGAAACTTACAAAAGCGATGCTTATCAAAAAAAGCGTTGAAGCCGTGGCAGACTTTGCGGTGCAAGCGGTGGAACAGGCATCTGCCGCCGAAACATCATTTGCCAAGGTGAGCACGTTACTTTCCGGAACGGACAACAGTGCCTATTTTGAAAGCATCAAAAAAGGCTCCCAGGAAACCGGCGTTGCCATTTCAGATTTTTCCGAGGCTGTATACAATGCACTGTCTGCATCCGTCGACCAAGCAAGTGCCGTACAGTTTACCACCAGCGCCATAAAACTGGCAAAGGGCGGCTTTACTGATGCGGCAACCGCCGTTGATGTGCTGACGACTGCCATCAATGCCTACGGCCTGGAAGCGTCTGACGCAACCCGTATTTCCGACAAGCTGATCACAACGCAGAATTTGGGCAAAACAACCGTCGGAGAGCTGGCACAGAATTTGGGCCGGTCAATTCCTACGGCCAGAGCGTACAACGTGAGCATTGACGAGCTGCTTTCCTCCTATGCCGTTATGACAAAAAACGGCAACCAGGCGGCAGAATCCACGACGCTGATCAATGCCATGCTGAACGAAGTCGGCAAGTCTGGCACGACGACGGCAAAAATCATCAAAGAAAAAACCGGCCACAGTTTTTCGGAATTGATGGCTTCCGGAACATCCCTGACGGATGTGCTTAAAATCTTAGCCGATTCTGCATCTGCTTCCGGACTTGCGATCAATGATTTGTTCGGCAGCGCAGAGGCCGGTAAAGGCGCGAATATCTTGCTAAACAACGTCCAAGACGTAAACGCCGCAGTTGCAGCCATGGGAGACTCTGCCGGTGCTACGGAATCCGCGTACAGCAAGGTTATGGATACGCTTTCTGAGAAAATGGCGAAGCTGAAAAACAACTGGGAGCTTGTGAAGGAAAGCCTTGGAACGGTTGTGCTACCGGCTGTAAGCGGCGTTGTGGACTGGTTGAACAGTGGCTTTGATAAGATTTTTGGGAAAAATGAGTTTAAGGGCCAGGCAAGCAATCTGGAAGAGGCGAACCAAAAAGCCAAGGAATATGGCGACCAGATAGACGCAATTTATGCCAAGTACGAAGCCGGTGAAGAAATAACCTCTGGCGATATGTACCGTATTAATCAGCTGACCGGTGCTATGAACGATTATCTGGCACAGGCCGAGGCCTTTAAAAACGGAACCGCCGAAATTGCAGATGCAGCCGCAGACCCGGCGCAAAAGTTCGAAGACGCGACCAACCAATATATTTCTTCGGCAGAAGCGCTGATGGCTGAGTATCAGGCAACATATGAAAATACGCTTGCAAATGTGGAAAAATGGTTTGGGCCGTTTGATGAAGCATCGACAAATGTTAAAACGAGCCTAGCTGATATTACTGCCGGGCTGCAATCCCAAATCGACTACAATACCAAGTACAGTGAGAATCTTCAGTATTTGGCGGATAGCGGCCTTGGCAGCATGAGCGATGCCCTGCAGGCCTACGGAAAAGACGGCGCTGCATACGCTGCGGCGCTGGTGGAATCGCTGGAATCTGTTGGAGGTGCGAGCACTGCTGAAGGGCAGGCGATTGTGGAAAACCTGCTGGCTTTGTCCAGCGGCGTTGAAGAATCCCAAAGCAAGCTTGCCACAAGCATGACGGACATGAACGGTGAATTCGCGTCAAAAGCAGAGGAAATAGCGGCGGATTATGCCGAAATGATCGAAGGGCTAAACAAAGCGGACGAGGCAGCAAGCGCGGCAAGATCTACTATGGATAGTTTCGTCCAAGGTCTAGAGGGCGGCAAAGGGAGTGCAGCTGCTGTAATGGCGGGCCTTGCAGATACGATGATGAGCGCATTGCAAGGGAACCTTGGCACTGTGAGCATCGGCGTGCAGTTGGTTGGAGGAAGAGGGCTTACCGCAAACGGAATGGTATCCTTCAGCAGCAAGGCCATTGGCGCGGATTATATACCGTACAATGGATATCTTGCAGAATTGCACCGGGGTGAGGCAATCCTAAACAGCTACGAGGCCGACCAGTGGCGGCGAGGCCGCAGCGGTGGGAACGGGCAGGGCGTGACCATTGTGCAGAACATTCAGAGCGTTCCACAGACGCCGGTACAGCTGGCGGCAGCGACGGCGGCATATTTTGAACAGGCGTGGTGGATTTGATGGCGTATAACAATTTATCTAAACTATTCCGGTATGTCGGGGCTGATGGACAAGAAATTATCTTTGACTACACCAACGGATATCTGATCAGCAAGCCTACCGGAATCGATACGCTGAGCGTCAGCGTGAATGAATCCTACGGCATCAATCAGGTAGGCACAAGCGTCAGCTCGGAGCACGTGGAGAGCCGCCCGGTGACCATCACCGGGCGGGTCGTGGGAGACTCACAGGAGCAGCGGAAAAAGCGGTTGCTGGATGTGATACGGCCATGGGCTGGGCGACTGTACTGTGACGACTACTATCTGGATGTACGGACGACGGAAACCCCAACCGTGGGGCCGGACAGGAGCCATGCGCAATTCCAAGTGTCGTTTCTGGCTCCGCACCCATATTGGTGCAGGGAAAACAAGGAAACCAGAACACTGATGGGCGTTGAGAAACTGTTCAAATTTCCGTGGAATATCTCGAAACCCTATCTGTTCGGACGGATGCAGCAGAAGAAATTCGTGAACATAAGAAATCAGGGGCAAGCGGATATTCCGTTTACGGTGGCCATAATCGCCATGGATGCGGTCAGCGTCCCTGTGATACAGAATATCGTCGATGGGAAGTTTCTGCGGATTAACAAGAACATGGTCGCCGGAGAAAGAATTGTTATCGAAATCACCCACAGCCGCACATATGTAACGTCTTCTGTCGATGGGGACTGTCGTGGGGCGTTGGATATCGAAAGCAGCCTGTTTCGGCTGGCCCCCGGAGACAACGTGCTGAAGCCAACGGCAACCAGCGGGCTTGAAAACCTGCAAATGGAAATCACGTTTGCGCCTGAAATGATGGGGATGATCGTATGAGCATCGAGATATATCCCAGCGACTTTTCCACCCGGTACGGCATTGGGTGCGCTATTAGCCTGTCGGAGACGCTGGAATACAACGACGTGGGAAAACTGACGTTGGTTGCGGATGCGGATGAGTACAACATCAAGGCTATCCGCAACGGGAACATTGTGTACGACACTGAGCTGAAAGCGACGTACATCATTGTTACGACCAAAATCGAAACAGGCAGTAACCGAATCACCGCAAACGGGTATAGCGCCGACTGGCTGCTAAATCTACGAGTTGCCGCCGGCGACACAAGCCACAGGAAGATAACGAATATCGAGAGCGGCGTGTATGATGTGGTCAATGCCAACCTGAGAGGGTTGGAAAAGCGCATCCAGACGGCGGCGATCAAGGGCCTGACTGAGGTGTATCAGGGCGACGATGAGACCACGGCGGACGTGGATGAAAGCATTGTATACGGCGGGCAGCTGCTGGACGCCATTACCCCAGTGCTGGAATATGGCGAACTGGGGCGGCGGATGATCTGGGACGATGCAACCAAAAAATGGACGTTTGAAATCTACAAGGGTGTTGACCGCACTGAGGGCATCCACGCCGCTGTGTTTTCCGCCGAGCAGGGCACGGCAAAAAAACTGGTTATCACGCAGGACGACAAGGACTGGTACACAACGGCGTTTGTACGCTGGATGTGGGAAGGGGCCGCGCAGATGCACCTTGTAGGGACTTGCGGTGCGAACGCTAGAGAACTGTGGGTGGAATCGTCTGTATCTGTCGAAGTGGAGAAGGACGAGGACTATGCGACTACGAAGAAAAAGGCCATAGCGGAGGCTATGGATGCGTTGAAGGAGCAGAACAAGCGGCAGAGCTTCACAGTGACCATTGCGCCGGAGGATTTTGGGACGTTGTACGGAATGGGCGATATCGTGTCGTGCGTATCTGTGCGGCACAATATCAAGTTTACGGCACGTGTTACCGGAATCAAATGCACAGGCGATATCCGGGAGCGGAAAATGGAAATCGTTCTGGGCAAACCGGAAATGACGATAATGGAGTTGATCAAACGAAATGGCTGAAATCAGAAGTTTTCCAAATAACCAAGACACCTACATTGGGGCCGAGGAGGTCATGCGGTGGCTGCATGGACGAACATCCGGCGTTTTTGCGGCGGCTGGGAACGCTGCTGTGGCTGCTCTGGAAACGCCCGGCATGGCGGTAACAGTGACGGACGGCACGGGATGGCTTACAGATGCAGGCGGAAACGGCGTGGTATGGTGGAATGATACCGAGAAGACCACCGGCGCAAAATTGATACTGAACGTGGAAATGGCCGATGCAGTGCTTGACCGTATCGACCGGGTCATTGTGGAATGGGAAACTACAAACTATGTTGATCTGCCGGAAATCAAGGTGCTGAAGGGCACAGCGTCCAGCACAGCGGAAGCACCGGCGCTGACCAATAACAGCACTGTGCGGCAGATCAGCCTTGCACGGGTGGCCGTAGGGGCTGGCATCACGGCGGTGACGGCCAGCATGATCACGGACGAGCGGCTAGATCCCTCCGTCTGCGGACTGGTAACGGATGGCCTATCCATTGACACCACAACTATCAATGCCCAGTACACGGCCCTGCTGGATAGTTTGGCCCAAGAGCTGGCAGCCCTGGAAGCCGGTACAGCTGTGGAGCTTAAGAAGCTGGCCTTTGCCAATACGGTGGTTGCTGTATCGGCCTGGGCCGAGGACAGCACGTATGAGGATTACCCATACCGTGCGGCTGTGACCCTGAGCGGCGTAACGGTGACGATGATTCCCGAGGTGGTGTTCGGCCTTGCTGCCATGTCGGATAACAGCTTCGCCCCCGTGGCGGAGTGCTACAATGGCGGCGTGTATATCTACGCTGCGGACGTGCCGGAATCCGCAATCACGATACCCACAATTATCTGTTGGAGGGGGGCGGCTACATGATCGGACGCACAAATGCGGGATTTGGCGGCGGTGGCGGCGGCCTACGCATCGTTTCTGGCCTTACCGAACCGGTGAAGCCGAAGGAGAATATGATCTGGGTAAAATCCGACAAGGCCGGGAAGAAGTACGTCTTTGCGGAGGCGGAGCCGGAAAGCCCAAGTGAGGGGCTGATCTGGTTCTTGGCATCATCCGCTGGTGCTATCACCCGGACAAGCGTGTATACAGGTGGGGCATGGATTCCAACGTTTGCCTATATGTATCTGGCCGGCAGCTGGGTACAGATCACCGCAGCATGGGACGGCGAGCTGTTTTACAACGGCAACCAGTACGAGGAGGTGACCGGCGGGTGGTCCGTTGACAACGGTTACTTTGGTGGTGGGTCAATCGGCACAACTATAGACGGTGGCTCTAACGGAAATACTGCCGACCAGGGATCAAGAATTTACACGAACGGAGCTGTTCAACGAAGAACCTACAACACGTTCAAGTTTACTGTGGTGGACGCCTACGGCAAAAATACGTTTTATCTGAAATCTGGTAGTATTTCCGGAGCCATTGTGGCCTATCATGCCTTCGACAGTACTGTGGGAACCTTTGCAATTGCCATCCCAAGTAATTTGGCCAGTTTTTATCCCTACCTGCAGACGGGTGGTAAGGGAAAATGTACGATTACAAAAGTCTGGATGGAATGAGGCGGCAGGATGACTATTTACATTGATTCGGATTTTAAGTGCCACGCTGCCCCGGAGGACGGGCTGACGGCGGTTGAGACGGCGTTTTTTGACGGGAAAGCGCTGGAGTTTGTGGAGGGCTACCGATACGTTCCCGCCGGGAGCGTCTGGGTGCGCTCTGACGGGGCGAAATTTCCGGGGGAGATGGTTGCCCCCTGGAAGCCCTGGGCGGAGCTGGACGCCGCCCAACGTGCCTATGAGCGGGAGCGCGCCGCCGCGCTGGAGGCCCAGAATGACGAGCTGGTGGAGGCCATGGCAGCCATGGTGGAGGACGTGTACAACCAAGACCTGGCTGCAATCGAGGAGGGATAAACGGTGATTGCCGTATCCATAAATTTTTTATTTGGAGGAAGAAAAAATATGTACAAGAGCATGAAAACCCTGATCACCCGGAAGTTTTACAAGTCCGCGGAGCTGGCCCAGAAGAAGCTGGACGTATTTTATGCCGTGAACCGGCTGACGGATGACGAATACCAGGAGCTGACGGCTCTGGTGGTGGAGGTGTACGGCGTGAACGAAGAGCCCGTCGAAAATGTGACCGAGTAACGAGGAAGGAGGCCCAGCAGCATGGCATATCGTGTTGTCCCTGACCGGCAGGGCGTGATCAACATCGGAAAAATCAAAGAAAACCTGGTTACCGAAGTGGAGCTTCCCGCGCCGGGATTCGGGGGCGGCAGCTATGCTGTGCTGCTGCGGCGGCCCAAGGAGGAGCAGCCCTACCCCGTCGCCGCGCGGCACGAGGGCAGCACCCTGATATGGACGGTGCAGACCGCCGACACAGCCATTGCCGGGACCGGAAAACTGGAATGCCGGTGGTACGGCGACAACGGCGAGGTAGCCAAATCGCAAACCTATATGGTGCGTATCACCGATGGCCTGCCCGACCCTACCGAGGCCCCGGAAGCCTGGGAGGGCTTTATGGGGCAGGTGGCCCGGGATGCTCAGGCGGCGCAAACCGCAGCGGGAGAGGCCAAGGCCAATGCAGACGGCGCGGCGGCATCCGCCGGGATTGCCCAGGGTGCAGCCACGGAGGCCGGGAAGCTGGCCGGGGCTGCCGGAGAGGCTGCCAACGCTGCGGCGGCTGCTGCATCCGCTGCATCCAACGCCCAGGCCGGGGCGGAGAGCGCCGAACGGAACGCCCGGGCGGCTGCGGAAGCCGCCGAGACGGCCCGGAGCGGCGCAGAGGCGGCGAAACTTGCCGCCCGGGATTCGGCCACGGGTGCGGCAGGAAGCGCGGAAACAGCCGCGCAGGCTGCCCAGAAGGGGCAAGCGCTGTATGATCAGGTCAAGGACGATCTTGCCGCCGGGAAGCTGAAAGGCGAAAAGGGCGACAAGGGCGATCCCGGAGAGCAGGGCCCCCAGGGCGAGCAAGGCCCCACCGGCCCCCAAGGGCCGCAGGGTGCGCCGGGAGCCAAGGGTGAGAAGGGGGACCAAGGCCCTGCGGGGCCTGCGGGGGCCGACGGCAAGGACGCGCCGCAGATTGATGATACCGCTGTCAGCGCTGAAAACCCGTGGAGCAGCCGAAAAATCGTCGAAACGCTGTGCCCGCCGCTGGAAGAGAGCGGCAATCCGGTGACCTGCGAGCCTGTAGCGGGGTATCCGCTGGGGGTGGTGGCCAACTGGGAGCCCACGCAGGCGGGGACGGGGGAGCCCAGCCCGGACAACATCCGGCCTATTTCCGGGCGGGATGCGGTGAGCGTGGAGCGGTGCGGGGAGAATCTGCTGGATATTGCGTTTACGAATCAAATGGTTGGCAATGCAACAGCTGCGGAAGATGGCGGGTGGATTACTATCAATGGTACAGCAAGTGGCGGTAATTTGTTTTTACGCATTGGTTTTGTGCTGCGCCCGGGGATGTATACTGCAAAGCTTTTTGGAGGGACATCCATTGATGGTGATAATATGCTGATCTGGATTTACGGCGGGACAATTAAAAATACGTTAACGTCCAAAAAAATCACAGCAACGCTCTCGGTGAACGAAACAACTACCGTAAATGTATATTTGCATTTAAATAAAACAGTTACATTCTCCTCCGAGCAATTTGCTGTGGCGCTTGTCCCCGGCTCCACTCCGCCCGTTGTCTACACCCCCTACCGCGGCGACACGCTGGATTTGCAGCTGCCTGGGACGGTGTACGGAGGGAACGTGGATGCAGTTACGGGGGACGGCACAAAAACATGGGCCATCGCTAACCTGACGGATAAACCATTGCTGTACGTAAATATACATGCAAACTCTGCAAATGCGTATGTATCAGCGTTCTGGCTGTGGGAGGATATTGGCGGGAAAAACAATCAGCACAGCGCAAAAACAAATATATTTTCGGTTGTAGATTGGAATGGTGCCTTACCTTTCAAAAAGCCGACAATATGGGTCGCAAATACATCTTTTGGCATTGTATTTCCGAAGGCCGATTTTGGGCTGACGGACGAATCCACAGACGCAGAAATTCTTGCGGCGGCAACTAAATATATCCAATCGTTGCCTGTGCCGCTGATAATCGCGTACGAGCTGGCAACCCACACCCCAATCACGGCCACGGGGAATGCCAAGATCATGCCCATTCCGGGCGAGACCAATACCATCATGACGGATGCGGACAACGTGAGCGTCACCGGGCGGGCTGACCCCATCCGGATTATCCAGCAGCTGCAAGCGGCCCAGAGCGCGGCGGCGGCGCAGCTGGACGAGACGCAGCAGGCGATGGTGGACACCACGGCCATGGCAGTGGATTACATCTATCAACAGGACTTGGAGGACATTGGACTGGAGGAGGTTGACGACAGTGACAGTCAGACAGACGCAGTGCCTACTTGATTACCTGGGCTACGACCCCGGCCCCATTGACGGGCTGGACGGGGCCAACACCCGGGATGCGGTAAAGGCATTCCAGCGGGCCGAGGGGCTGACGGTGGACGGAGTGGCAGGGGCGCAGACGGAAAAGGCGCTGCTGGATGCGGTAAGCAATGGGCGGGTGTATAAGCCGCCTGATGGGGCGGGAAGCGGCGACACGGCGGGAGCGGGCGGCCCCAGCTGGTGGGCAGACATCCGATATTTTAAGCGGACAGACCCCTACATTGCCTGCTCCTGCGGCAAGTGCGGCGGCTTCCCGGTGGAGCCCGCAGAAAAGCTGATGCGGCTTGCGGACGCGGTGCGGGAGGCGGCGGGAAAGCCCATGGTCCCCACCAGCACGGTGCGGTGCAAGACCCACAACGCGGAGGTTGGGGGCGTATGGAACTCCCGGCACCTGCTGGGACACGCTATGGATTTCCGCATCCCCGGGCTGTCGGCAGCTGAGGTGCTGAGCATCGTGCGGCAGCAGAAAAACGTGGTGTACTGCTACGCCATCGATGCGCAGCACGTGCATATGGATATCGGGAACTAGGAGGTGCTGCCGATGGACGAAACAGAGATCGCCGGGCGGCTGTCGGCTGTGGAGCAGCGCAGCAAATCCAACTCCCACCGGCTGGATACCGTGGAAAAAAACACAGAGGCGGTAAACCATCTGGCCACCTCTGTGGCCGTTATGGCAGAACGGATGGAGATCACCGGGGACAAGGTGGACGGCCTGTGCAGCGATGTGCAGGACCTAAAAGCTGAACCGGGGAAACGTTGGAAATTCGTGGTGGAGAAGGCCGTGTATATCGCGGTATCTGCTGTCATGGGTTACATTCTGGCCAAGTTTGGGCTTGGCTGAAAATCGAAAGGAGAACATTATGAAGAACATCAACTGGATTGTGCGTATCAAGAACAAGACCTTCTGGCTGGCGGTGATCCCCGCCGTACTGCTGCTGATTCAGACCGTGGCCGCCGTATTCGGCTTTACTCTGGACCTGGGCGACATCGGCAATAAGCTGATTGCCGTGGTAAACGCCGTGTTTGGCGTGCTGGTGGTGCTGGGCGTGGTGGTCGACCCTACCACGGCGGGTATCTCTGATAGCAAGCAGGCGCAGGGGTATAATTGGCCGAAGGAGGATTGACGGCGAGTGGACAAATCCCGGATTAACCGGGTGATCGTGGAAGAATTCGACCGGCTTGCATTTTTGTCCGAGCTGGAAAAGGGAATCCTAATCACCCGGGCCGCCGGGAAAAGCCAATATTGGCAAACGCAGAAATATAATGTGTCCCAAGCCACAGTGACCAGGGCCGTCCAACGGCTGCAACGAAAATACGATGCAGTCAAGGGGTTTAGTGCCATACTCCCGGACGACCTGATCATTTGACCCCAAAATGACGATTTTTTAAGCAAAAACAGGCGAAACGATGCTGATTCGTTCGCCTGTTTTTTTGTTACCATAAAAGCGGAAAGGGGCGATGCCTATGGGCGAATTTCGCAGCTTTAACCCGAACCCACGGACGGCGAAAGTAGGGGACTGTGCCGTCAGAGCCGTTGCAAAGGCCCTGGGTATCAGCTGGTACGAGGCCTATACCCTACTCGCAACGGAGGGCCTGGAACAATGTGATATGCCCAGCGCAAACAACGTATGGGGAGCGGTGCTGCGAAAGAACGGCTTCCGGCGGGCGGCAATACCGGCAGAATGCCCGGACTGCTACACCGTGCGGGATTTTATCCGGGAATACCCAGCGGGAACATACGTTGTCGCCCTGAAAAACCACGTCGTAACCGTCTGCGACGGCGAATTATACGACACATGGAACTCCATGGACGAAAACCCAATCTATTTTTGGAGGCGTGAATGATGGCAAACCCCTATATGCAGCCCAATTACCAAAGCGGCTATTTCCAGCCGAACTATTTCAGCCCACAAATGCAGCCGATGCAGCAGACGCAAATGCCGATGCAGGGCCAGCAGGCCCCGCAAGATGACAGAATATGGGTTGCGTCGGAATCGGCGGCAGATTCTTTTCAGATGGTTCCCAATGGTTTTGTGCGACTTTGGGACAGCAACAAACCGATTTTTTATGAAAAAAGGGCCGATATGAACGGGCGGCCCATGCCGTTGGTGGCCTACGAATACAAAATCCGGGATGCTGCGGCGGCCCCGGAGGCAGTAAACCCAGACTTTGAAAAGCGTCTTTCGGCGCTGGAAGACAAAATAAAGGCAATGGAGGGAACGAAACATGATGCCTAATCCCATGCAGATGATTTCCCAGTTTCCGCAGTTTATGCAGCAAATGCGTGGACAAAATCCACAGCAGTTGCTTAACCAAATGCTGCAAAGCGGCAGAGTAAGCCAGCAGCAGCTAAACCAGGCCCAGCAAATGGCGAACCAGATGCAGGGGCAATTTGAGCAGTTCCGAGGAATGTTCGGTTTCGGTAACAAGCGGTAAACGTCGCTGTTATAAATATTTTATTATGGGAGGAATCAAAAAATGAGTATTGGCAATGATATGTCCCCTGCCGATATCCGCGCCTGCACCGAGGGCAACAGCGGCTATGGCGGCGGCATGGGTTGGGGCGGTGATTGGTCTGCGTGGATCATCATCTTCCTGATCTTCGGCTTCTTCGGCTGGGGCGGCAACGGCTGGGGCGGCGGCTTCGGCGGTGGAAACGGTGGTGCAATGGATGGGTATATCCTTACTTCCGATTTCGCCAACATCGAGCGGAAGATCGACGCTGTGAACAACGGCATTTGTGATGGCTTTTACGCCATGAACACCGGAATGCTGAACGGCTTTGCCGGGGTCAACCAGAACCTGAACAACGGCTTCCAGGCGGCGGAACTGGCTCGGTGCAATCAGCAGGCGGCGCTGATGCAGCAGTTGTTTAACATGCAGATGGCACAGCAGCAGTGCTGCTGCGAGAACCGGTCGGCCATCCAGGGCGTGAACTACAACCTGGCGACCCAGAGCTGCGAGACCCGGAACACGGTGCAGAACACTACCCGGGACATCATCGACGCTATGAACTGCGGCTTCCGGAGCATCGACCAGCGGTTGACGGCCCAGGAGTTGGCGGCGAAGGACCAGAAAATCGCCGATCAGAACCAGCAGCTGTTTATGGCCCAGCTGGCAGCCAGCCAGAACGCCCAGAATCTGACGATTAAGGGCTATGTGGCCGACCAGTTTGCCTATTACAATCCCCCGGCCCGGCCTGCCTATGTCGTGCCGAACCCCAACTGCTGCTGTAACGGTTTCGGCGGCTGCGGGTCTGCGGCGTAAGGAGGTATAGCAATGGCGGTTGAACTTACTGCGAATGCGGCCCAGACCGTAGCGGCTGGGGCGAATGTGCTGTTTACCGATGCTCCGGTACGATGCAACCGGGGGTATGTTGTTCACCGTGAGGGGGCCGGGCTGGTAACGCTGCGGGGCATCTGTAACGGGTGCTCCCCGTTCGCGCGTTATCGGGTGCTGTTCTCTGGGAATCTGTCCATTCCCACTGGCGGAGCGGTAGGGCCTATCAGCATTGCCCTGTCCCTGGGCGGTGAGGCGCTGCCTACCACCACAGCAACAGTCACCCCGGCAGCAGTCGGCGACGCCTGGAACGTGGCAACAGCCGCGTTTGTGGATGTGCCCCGGGGCTGTTGTGCAAGTCTTGCAGTTAAAAACATCAGCACGCAGGCAATCAGCGTTGCGAATGCAAATCTGCTGATCGAGCGCGTGGCGTGACGGAGGTGAAAACATGAAGCATTTGGAGGATTTGCGGGAAACCCTGTGCCGGGAGCTGAACGAAATCGCCGAGAAAGGCGAGCTGTCTGCCGGTGATCTGGAAACCGTGGACAAGCTTACCCACACCCTGAAAAATCTGGATAAGATCATGATGGGCGAGGGCTACAGCAACGCCGGTGACTGGTACGCCATGGGCAACTATGGGCGGGGTATGTATCGGGATGATCGATACGATACCAGCTACAGGGGCCGGAAGCGGGACAGTATGGGCCGGTACAGCCGGGCGGACGCCCGGGAGGACATGGCCGACAAGCTGCGGCACATGATGGATGATGCGCCGGACAGCCGGACGCGGGAGGCCCTGGAAAAGGCCCTGCGGAGCATGGAGGAATAAAAAATGTTGACGGAGCGGGATTTGCTGGAAACAATCGAGGAGTGCAAAGCGGCCAGACGGCCCACGGCCTCCACCTGCCAACTGCTGGCATCGTGCTACACGATATTAGATCATCTGTTCCCGGCAAGCTCCCGCCCCGTTGATAATATCCCCGTGCAGTTGTATTCCCTCTCCCCTGCCCCTGATAACGGCGGCAGCGGAAGCGAGTTTGCAGCAGCGGCGAGAGCCGCCGGAATGTCCCGGCTGCTGGAAGTGCTGGACGAACACATGGAGTGCGTGAAAGCGCTGTACCCCAAAGAATACACCGCTGTTATTCGGCGACTGAAAGATTGATACTGTAGATATAATAATTCTGCGCAAAGATTGATTTCTTGCGCAGAAATTTTTTTGAAAAATTATAAGAAATAGGTTGACTTATAGGTCAACCTATGCTATAATATAGACAATTAAGGAAAGCACCCCATAAAACCCCGCCGCCCAGGGGAAAGGGCAGAAAGGCAGAATATGAAATTTGATCTTATCGTTGTGAGCAGCGGCTTTAGCAACGTCCCCGACGGTGCATTCATCCTTCCCCCGGACGGGGACGGAACGTATGACGTCGGCGACCATGTTTCCTTCCCCGTTTCCGTGGAGGCCCCGGAGGGGTTTGAAGTGGCCAAAACCGTATTTGGAGAATGGCGGCTTTGGTCCCCTGAAGGCAGCGTCGTGGACATCTTCGTCCAGGACCGGAAGCATGGGCAGGAAATCGGAATCGTCTATGAAGAAGGCGGCAGCTTTACAACAAAAAACGCAAAAATCGTGGATGGCGTGGCCAGCTTTAATTAATTGGAGGAATAAATCATGGCAAAGGCAACAGCAATTTGTACCTGCAAAACCTGCGGTGCAAAATTTGAGAAAACCGCGATCAAGCGCAACCGCAGCGAGTGCGACAGCTGGGAAGCGTGGGCCGTCGAGACCTTTGACGAGTGCCCTTCCTGCTGGGGCAAGCGGAAGCGCGAGGAGGAGCGCAGCACCCCGGTATATGCCGAGGTAACCGTCTCCCCGTTCGAGGGAAAATTTAACATCGTCCTCCGCGGCAACACCTATCCTTTTAAGGATTCGGCGAAGCAGATGGGCTTCCGCTGGATGGAGGAACCCGCCTCCGGCGCGTTTGGGCTCCTGGATATGAAGGCCCCTAGAAAGGCCTGGGTTTACGTTTGTAACAAGGACGGCCTGGAGGACATTTGCCCCAAGCTGGATGCCGCCGGGATCAAGCTGGAAAGCAAGATTTCCGACTTCGACGCGCTGTACTTCCGGCATTGCCAGGAGGACAAAAAATAAGCGGTGCAAACCGCACCGCTTATTCCCGTTTGGTAACTATCCTAGTTACTTTTTCAACCCACGGGGCCAGGATCGTGGCCCACCTTCCGCAGGCCGCCCGCCTGAGGAAGACATAAACATTGTACCATATCCGCAGCCGTTTGCAATATGGCATTTTTCACAAATCGCCCGCCCCGGAGGTAACGAGGGCAGAAGGAGCAAACCATGATGGACGCAACCTATACCGCCGTCCTCCGCTTGTGGGAACAGAACCCCAGCATGAAGAACATTGCCCGCCGCCTGAACATCTCCCACGGAAAAGTCCAAAAAATCCTGGTCACCGCCGGTGCTTTGGAGACGGACGAATCCAAATTGTATATCCAGGGTAAAACAGTCCCAGAGATTGCCCAAATTTTGGGTAAATCCGAAAAAGCCGTGTTCTGCCGCGTCCCCTACGAGAAAGGGATGTACGGTGCGGAATACCCAACCATCAACGCCCTACGCATCCGCAAATGCCGAGGAAGAGGAGGGAAAAAATGAGCACCGAGCAAACTACGAGATGGCAGAAAAACAACACCAAGCTTATTGGCTTGCGGCTAAACCAATCCAAAGACAGCGACATTATCAATTATTTGGAGGCAACCGGCGCACCCTTGCAGACGATCCGACGGCTTGTGCGGGATGAAATCGCCCGCACAGGATGGAACGCAGATGGCAGCAACAAGCAGGCATAA